CAGCTGACGATACTCATTCATTTACTGGTAGTTTAGAACTACAAGGAAGCTTAACCAGCTCAGCAGATCTATATATAGCAGACTGGGGAAGTGTTTCTGCATCATTAGCTTCTAATTTATATACAGAAAATGAAGCTTCAGCCTCTCAAGCAGCAGATCATACAGCTCTCTCTCAATCTTTAGCAACACGTATTCAATCAGGAAGCGATTCAGTACAAGCTACATACTTAAGAAACACAACAGATACATTAACAGGTGACCTAACAGTTACAGGTAGAATAAATGCTACAGAAATAAGCACTACCTATGTTACTTCATCTATACTTTATAACTCAGGTTCAAACATATTTGGAGACGCTTATTCAGACAAACATATATTCACAGGTAGTTTAGACATAACAGAGAATCTTACTGCAAAAGACTTAACTGCAAACAGAGCTTTATACATTCCTACTTACGGTGATGTTGGAACGAAATTCGCTGCAATTGATTCAACTCTTGCAGGACTATCAACCGACTACCCAGACCTTACAAATATACCTGCAGGAATTGTTTCATCATCAGCTCAAGTAGAAGAATTATTACCTCCAAAAATAGTATCTGGTTCCAGTATAGCATCAAGCGCTCAAGGCCAAGTAGCTTTAACTACAAATGGAGATGCCGCTACAGCTGTAGATTTAGGATTACAAACATCAGACTCTCCATCTTTTGCTGACTTAACTCTTACAGACTTTAGTTCTGTATCTTCATCATTAGCAGCATTAACTGCAGGTACAATTACAATTAGTAACGATGCAAATAATAGAGTACTAACAGGAGTAGGTAATTCAACTCTTAACGGAGAAGCAGAACTTACATTCGATGGAGCTACATTAACTGTATCAGGAACAGGTATAGGTCCTTTTACTAATACTAATTCTGACATCACAGGCTTAATCGGAGGTTCTACTTTCGGTACACTAATATCAGGAGAAGAAAACGCACACGTTGCAATTGGATTAAGAGGAAACGATACAGGAGACTCCTTTGCTATAATCAGCGGTGATGGTGATTACTACTCTGATGATATATACGATAAATTATGCTTCAAGGTAACTAATACAGGTGTTACTACTATAGGAGGTAATCTAACAGTCAATGGAGCAGTTAGTGCCACAGGAGATATTACAGCATACTTTTCTTCTGATGAAAGATTAAAAGATAATATTGAATTGATTCACAACCCAATTCAAAAAATAAAACAAATAAAAGGTGTATCTTTTGACTGGAACGATCAGTCAACAAACACCGGCCATGACGTAGGAGTAATAGCACAGGATATCGAAAAGGTATTACCGGAGTTAGTTGCAACTAGAGACAATGGCTTCAAAGCAGTACGTTATGAGAAAATAGTCGCGTTATTAATAGAAGCTGTCAAAGAACAGCAGTCTCAAATTGAGGAGCTAAAAGAAAAGCTCTAGCGACATAACCTAATCAATATGAACATGCCAACACTACCTACCTGGACTTTCCAAGGTAGGCTTATAACAGAGATTTCAGATATGCCGAAAGGCACTTATGGTTTCATTTACGAAACTAAACATAAGCCAACCGGCTTGAAGTATATAGGAAAAAAAGTACTATTCTTCGAGCGTAACAAAAGACTAGGCAAAAAAGCCCTTGAAGCTTTGAGAGAAGAAAGAAAGGCAAAAGGTATAGGAGGTAGAACTCCACTTAAACAAAAAGTAATAACAGAATCAGATTGGAAAGAGTATTACGGCTCTCACAAAGACATATTAAAATACGTAAAAGAATCAACTAATCTAAGATCAGACTTTGAAAAAAGAATCTTAGCTTTTGTTCCTAATAAAAAGCTATTAACATATTTTGAATGTAAGTACCTATTTATTAATGAAGCACTAGAGCACGATGATGTGTTTATCAACGATAACGTTCTAGGAAAATTTTATAGAAAAGATTTTATATTATGATTAAACTACAAGAATTAGTCGGCGTACCATCTTTAAAGTACCATTTAGACAATGGTCTCTCTTTACATGAGAATGTCTACCGGTACTCTTCTACTGCTTTTATACAATTGTTTACTGAAGCAAGACAAGCTGTTAGAGACGGTAAAATAGAACTCAATAAAGAAGATACTTACTTGTTAGAGAATACTGACATAGGAGAATATGGAGAATATAATGGTATGAAAGTACCACTAGACTTACCAATGATCTCCTCCGGTAAAGATCCTTTATTTGAAATCGGATCTCTAATAGATGAAATGTTAGAAAACGAAGACCTACTTGATGAAGGAGCTAGTATAGCAGAAATGATAGATTATGACCTAGTAAAAGAGTTAATCGAATCTATGGGCGCTGCAATTAATATGGAAACATTTAGAAAAGCAGTTAAATTAAATGAAGAATTAGACTACTCTGGCTTTGATATGTTAAAAGCCTCAGTTGATTATATGTCAGAAGCAGAATATAAAGGAAAAAAAGTAGCTTTAAATAAACCTAAAAGAGGTGGTTCTAAGAAATTTTACGTTTACGTAAAAAGTAAAAAAGGTAACGTTAAAAAAGTTTCATTTGGTGATACCAACCTCTCAGTTAAACTTAAACAAAGAGGTGCAAGAGCATCCTTTGCGGCACGTCATAAATGTGCAACTAAGAAAGATAAAACAAAAGCAGGATACTGGTCATGTAATATTGGCCGTTACTGGAAATCATTAGGCGGTGGATCAAACTTCTCAGGATACTGGTAGACCTTACTCAGAAATAAAAAAAGACGGTTATATAATTAGGGAGTTTTCTCACCTTTCTTCTCCGTTTGAATTTGTATGGCATAGAGACAAAGAAGATAGAATTGTTGAAGCTATAGGAAAAACAGATTGGAAATTTCAATTAGATAACGAGGTTCCTAAAGAAATAAATCGTATCTTTATACCTAAAGAGACATACCATCGACTTATTAAAGGGTCTGGTAATTTAAAAGTTAAAATTAAAGAAGTTATAGGTATTGAAAACATTCGTAATAACACTGAGTCAAAATAAAGACTCTCAGAAATCAGCTCAACAAACAATTGACTCTGCTAAAAAGGTTGGATACAACGAACCTATAGAGATTTTTGATGCCATTCTTCCACACGAATGGAAAGATATACTCCCAAACAACAACAGTCATTTTAGTAGATACGGCAGACCAGATAACGTAGGAGCTTGTTTTGCATCTCATTATTCACTTTGGAAAAAATGCTTAGAGTTGGATGAACCTATCTTAATTCTTGAACACGACGCTATATTTGTTGACAACTTACCTGACATAGAATTTGATCAATGCGTTAATTTCGGTAGACCAAGCTACATAAGACCGTATGAAATGATCTATGAAGATCCAAAAGACGGTTTAAATCCATTAGTACAAGTAAATTTTCTAGGTCATCATGCGTATGCTATTAAACCATCTGCAGCAGCTCAGTTTATAAGTGATGCAGAACATAGAGAGTTAACCGCTAACGATGTATGGATAGATAAAAATACATACCCTTGGTTAGAAGAGTATAGACCTTACCCTATTATAGCAGATACTAATTTCTCAACAGTACAAACCGACTTACCAGAAGACTTACCTCTTATACAGGAATACCTTAAAGTCACAGCCGAAGATAGCCCTCATCGTAATTACATAGAAAAATGGTTCCCTCAAGTATTAGAGAAACAATCTAACAGGCATATAAAAGCAACCGCTGATGAACTACCAAAGGAGTATGTAGAACTTTATCCTGGCTACTGGGAGAATGATATTTATGCATGGATAAGAAAACCTATAGTAAATAATAAATACCTCTTAGTAAGCTGGAGAATGTCAGGTTCCGAATTCTGTAAAGAGACAATAAGAGAAAACTTTCCTGAAACTACTTCATTAGACTACTGGTCTAAAAGCCATGTAGTATTAGATGGAATTGTAGAAAACAGCTTACTTACTTTAGCTGATACGAAAGTATTTATGATCATTACTGACCCTAGAGAAGTTGCTATGAATCTATTTCACTTTGATAATGGAATTCATTTACATGATAATGACTATAAAAGTGGAAGAAATAAAGGAGTATCTTTCTTGAATGAAGTTGCCGACAAACAGATAGAACTTATAACATACTATAAAAAAACCTTTGGAGATAGATGCACAGTATTGAGATATGAAGATGCGTTCTATTACCAAGATAAGTTCTTAGATAAAGTCTCTGAATTTTTAGATTCAAAACCTTTAGGGATAGATGATGTTAGAAAATATAAGAGATCCATATATAAAAACGTAGGTGACTTTAATCAATTCTTCTCAGAAGAAGATCTATCAAACCATTACAAGGAGTATAAAGCTTTTTATGACGAATGGCAATACCCAGAAAAAGGAGATATACTACACAAGTACAGCTGGGGAGACGCATCTGCAGGAGATAAAGTAAAATATTCAGACCTATTAGACAGAAATGGAATAAAGTTAATTAATAAATGTTGCTTTACAGAAACTGATAAAGAACTATCTAAGAGAGTAAAAGGACTAAATGAATTCTAAAAAGAACATTATTGTAGTATCTGCTAGAAGAAGCGGTACACATCTACTTACTGACTTAATTGTTAATAACTTCGGGTACGAGAGTATCAACTACAACTATATAGACTATCCTAAGTTTACAGATGAAATGCCTATCTTTGAATCTCTTATGAACGAAGGTAGTTATTCATATAAACAACCTTATGTTAATCACCCAAAGGTTACTTGGACACATTCACATGACTTTAAAGATTATTTAAAG